GTGTCGGTCTGATTAGTTTTTAAGATTATTTTGTTTGTGTTGTCCCTCATAATTTTTTTTTTTTTTTTTTAAGGCAGCATATTATATTTATTATACACAATAGTATCTCGTTCTTGTCGTGACTTCTTATCGTGGCAGACCTTGCATAGGGGTTGTAAGTTAGTATCGTTATACATATCTCCTCCTTGACGTATAGGTGTTATATGGTCTATAACCTCTGCTCCTTTAACTATACCCTTATCTCCACATAATTTACACAAAGGATTTCTCCTTATAAAATAAGCCCGCTTACTTCTCCATTTAGAGTTATTATAGAAGGCACTCATATCTCCGAAGGTATTCTTATTAGTCTTATCAGATGTTATCTCTTTCTTATCTCGTTTGACTATCCAGGGTCTCTGTACATTGTCTGGTCTTTTAGGCATAGTATATATGTCTTATTCTGTTATTATTTTTTTGAGTAATTCCCAAAGGGCATACCCTATTTTTTCAATCGTTCCATCCGGTTATTAAGCCATAATATTCTACATCATTCTGTAATATATATTCTATATTCTTATGGTAGTCTAATAAGCTATCCTTATTACCGCTATCCCATATCTCGTGGCACCCTCGACGTTCTCCCATACTTAAGCAGTGGTAAGTAATATTATTTTTATCTGTTTGTAGGTCTGGCCTTCTGCTTCGTGGTATTATATGAGAATGACTTAATGGTACATCAGACCTCCCGCATCCAGTGCAATAATGAGGCCTATCTAATTCTATCTCTTTATATACCTTCTTTAATTCTCTGTTTATTTTACTTTGTTTTACACTTACTTTTTTCATACGCTATTTATTAATTGTAGGTTTCAACTTCATATAAGTATCAATACAATTCATAGCTTCATCTATCCCTTTACATATTTCTGCTTTATAACCTAACTGATTTAAGTCTTTTATCCATTCTTTTTGTTCTTTAGTAGGATAACACCTCTTATTTAATTTAAGCTCTAAAAAGAGTCCAAAATAGCCTCCTCGAGCGTTTAGTATTTGTACATCTGGGAATCCTTTGACATAACCAGTAGCTTTTGCTTTTTTAGCTTGTTTCATACTGGTCCTTATACCTCCTAATGAAGCGCAATATCTTAACTTAGTATATTTTAACTGTATATACTTAATTAGATTTTGCTGGAGGGTCTCTTCACTCATATATTGCTAAACTTATTTTTTTTGCTATAATCATGAATATTGCAGCTAAATATATAACTGCTAAAACGGGAAAGATTATAATACAACTACTCGTGTATATAATCAAATTTAATAGTCTCTTCATCTGTTTCAATAAACTCTATATTAATAACTGTCTGTCCTTTTAACCATTCATCTAAATGGTGTATTAAATATTGTGTTAAAAATTCTTTTTTTTCCTCTCTTGTTTTTAAACTCTTAGCGTCTTTCTTACTTATTTCAAATTCTATTACTGCTTTCATTGTTCAAATATATTAATAATTATTTTTTAACGCTTCGTTTAGAACATCGTAATTTATCACTTTCTAAGGTACTTATTAACCACCTTATTTTTTATTTTTAGTTCTCCATTGTCCATTTAATCTCCAATAAGCTAATTTCTTTTGTTGAGAATATATAGAAGGATATTTTTCTTTTAACCAGAACAAATCTATTTCTGTTTTTATCTTTTTATCAAATGGGTTGGCATTAAATTCTTTATTATATTCTAAATACTTAAATGGAACTTTGCTTTTATTACTTTTAAAATAATTAAGCATGTTTTGATGAATTTGTTCTTTTGAGAATCTAGAATCTATCTTATTGTAAGTTTTTAAGCTTATTTCGTCACGTTTAACGGGCTTTTCTAGTTCGTTTGATATTCTAACTAGTTCGTCCTCTAAAAGTGATATGTAAGTCTTTATAAGTGTTCTATCCTGAAACGTTAAAGAATCTAATGTTCGGAATACTTGTCTCCCTAAAGTTATGAAATTTGATAGATTCATCTTTTATAAGTTCCTTGTTCTCTGGAATCCCAAAATAACTCACCTTTCAAATGTTCTTTTATACGTGTTTTATTTTTTTTCCTTCTGATTTTATATTCCTCAAAAGTTTCATTCTTATCACGTTTATCGCTTAAGTTTATTTTATCAAAGTGTCCCATAATTATTCTTTTACAAATGTACCATTTTTCATTTTACCTTTTCTATTTGATATTTCGGCATAAGCTGCTTCAATACAATCCTCAATTGACATATCAATTAATTCTGCTAAGTTGGTTAACACTACAACACAATCACCAATTCCATCTATAATTTCCTCTTTATCATTTTTAAGTACAGCTCTACAGATTTCTCCAGCTTCCTCTATTAACTTTAATGTTTGTGTTTTCGGGTCTCCTTTTTCATAGAGTCCTCTTTCTCTTGCCCATTGTCTAATTAAATCAAATTGTTTTATTTTCATCTTTTTATTGTTTTTGGTTATTAAATAAGTATTTTATCGTCGGTGGAAATAACTTAATTACTAAAGTTCCTTTTCCTATTTTTATTTTAAACATTTAACTTTGCTTTTATATATTCATTACTATTATAGTTTATAATCTTATAATCCTCAACTCTAAAGCTATATTTATCTATTTCAATTTCTGGGTCTGGGAATGTTGGTTTTAATAACATTTCGTTTACTTCGTTTAAATGATTTTCATAAATATGAGCATTAGCTAAATTAAAATAAATACTTCTTGCATTATGATTAGTAGCATGAGCAATATATTTAAGCATTAAAGTTCCTACAATAATATCATAAGGCAACCCTAAAAAAACATCAGAACTTCTAAAGTTCATAATCATATCTAAGCTTTTACCTTCTGCTACAAAAGTCATATCCACATAACAACATGGTAACGGTTGTTCTTTAATTACTTCTGGATTCCAAAAAGAAATAACAGCTCTCCTTGATAAACCATGAGGGTTATCTCTTAACTCATTTATTACGTAAATTAATTGGTCAAAAGTACCATTATATTTTCGTAACATTTGAGGATATGAATTTTCTAAATCATTATTTTCATCTGCCCACGCATTCCACCATGTAACATTATGTTCTAATAAATAATCAATACTTTTTTTACCCTGCATCAACCAACAAAATTCTGCTATTCCTTTATTATAAAATATTTTTTTAGAAGTTATCACTGGAAATCTACCCTCACTTAAACTTAACTTTAATGTTTGATTAGTTAATTGAACAGCATAACCATTTCTAGTTTTAAGTCGACTTCCTCCTAAAATTATTTTTCTTAATAATTCATTATACTTATCACTACTTCTCATAATTTATTTGCTTTATGGAATTTCCTAAAGATTTCATTCCAGTTCCTATTCTGTTTCTATATTTTAATCGTTTGTCTATTTGTTTTTCATCTTTACCTTCATTTTGCCATATTAAATCTCGATGTCTTTTAATCCATTTATACCAAACTTTTGGACCAATCAAAAAATCATCTGTGTTTCTTATTCCTAATCTAAAAGATTTTTGAATATCCTCGATATGTAAATTACCAAAGTCTTCATTAAGGTCTTCCGCTAATATTAAACTTAGCGAAACAACATCATCCTCTGATATATTAGTTTGTCTTAATTGTAAAAATGTATTACTTAATAAGTCTACAGAAAAATTTCTTAAACTTTCTATTGGAATTTCTTTAATTAACATTGTTGTTTATTTTATTTATCATTTCTTTTGCTTTAGCATGAGCATCTAATGTTTTTTGAATTTTAGATTTATTATTAGTTTTAAATCTGGAATTCATTCTTTCCCACCTTTGTAAGCGAGCTTTTAAATTCCAGGTTTTTTCTAACTCCCATCTCATTTTGGTTTTACTCTTATTTGTTTCTCTCCAGTAATCAAAAAATTCTTTTTGCATTGGTATAGGAAACCCTAATAAAGAAATATCATTTGAAAATTTTTGTTCTCTTATAAGAATATTATTATTTGTAGTATTATTATTTATAATATTATATCCATCATTATTAATGATAGGGGTACCGCTCGGAATGATGGTAGCTATACGTCTTTGAACAATTTGATTATCTTTTTTAATAATAGTATTAGTAATAAATTTATTAGTTTCCAATTCTTTAATCCAAAGACTAATAGTGTTTTTTGTTACTGAATATAAATCTGCAAAATATTTATTGCTAGCAAAACAATATCCTTCTTTATTTGATAATGCAGTTATTTCCCCATATAATAATTTTGCATGAGGTTTGATTTTAGCATACCTTACATGAGCTGGAATAATTGCGTAATATGTTGGACTATGACTCATCGATTAATGATTTTAAAGCTTTAATATTATTTTCAATTCCTTGTCTTAAGTCTACTTGTCTAGTCAATTCTTTTTCTAATTTATCTAATCCAGAATTTAACATTGCTTCTTTAAAATTATCATACTTCTTTTTAAGATGCTTTTCAATAATCATAAATTGTTCTAATTTTTTATAATGATGCATCACTGTTGCATGACTAATATAAGTTGGACAATACTCACAAATTTTTTCGTAAGTAATGTCTAACTCTTTTCTTAAAAAATAAACTAAAAACCTTCTTGCTTCAACTACATTTTTTTGTCTTCCTTTATATTCTTTTTCAAATATATTTACTGGAACATTAAAAGTATCAGCTAAAGTTATTTTCGCTATTTGTATTGTCTTTTCCATAATTAAAATGGTAAGTCGTCAGTAGTTGATGAAATATTTGTAGTTGGTTTAATTTCGTCTTTATTTAAAAAATCATTTAAAAAAGATGTTGCTAATGAAATAGTTTCTTTCCCACTTAAACCACTTGCAGCAGCTATTTGAGAAGCACATTTTAATGCTACTGCTTTTCTAATGTTATCCTCATCATTTGAAGTTGAATAAGAAATATTATTATTATTATTATGATTTGCATATTCTGGGTTTACAATTTTCATAGACCCATTAGGTTTTAATGTATAATGAACTTCCTCTCCTTCTTTTACTTTTGCATCATTTTCAACTTTGAATATCATACCAACATCTCCGTTATCCATAGTTAATTCAAATTTAAACATCTCTTTAAATTTATCTTTTGCTTCGATTTTTTTAATTATTCCTTTTTTCATTTTAATTTGTTATTTATAATATCAACGCAATTTGAATAATGAGTTGCGTTGTTCCTCATTGTGTTTATTATTTCTGTAATATCATGAATAAAATTTTGGTACATGTCAATTTGTAATTCATGAACAGTTTTCATAACTCCCTCAGTATTATTTTTTCTTTCATTCAATTCTGTTAATCTATTTATGTAACGTTCTCTAAGGTCAGATAACATTTGAAGATTTGGGTTAAGCAATTCTACTTCCATGATAATTCTCTTTTATAATTTCCTGTTTTATTAAGTCTTGCACCAATAGGTAACTTAGTAATTAAAAAATATGTCCAACATTCTATACAACTTCCTGTAGCTGGAATGCAAACTAATATTTTTTTTCGATTATACCAATCTGGGTGACCTTCTAAAGCATCTAATCGTTGTAATGTTTCATCTGTTACTGAATAAACTTCTCCTCCAATAGGGGAAATAGGGTCATCAATTAAATAAGGCAATCCATCCTCATATAAAGCGAATTTTCGTCTAGTACAACCAGTTCCAAGAAATTCACTATCACCTAACATACCATTATTTCCATGACTTCTTTTTAAAGTCCCATACACAAAAACATTATTTGTCATTTTTTTTATCTTTTAAATTATAATTATGAAGACCTTGAATGTATGCACATAAGTCCATTAAGGTGTCTTCTTTCATTTGATAAGCCATTCTGGACGCTTTTAAAGCAATCATACATTTAAAGAAGTCTTGTGTACTAATATCTTTATTACACATAACTGAAGCAATTTTAGCTGCTTTTGACATTGAATCGTTAAATGGTCCATATTGTCTTTCTTTTTCCTCAGCTCCATGATTAACTATTTCGTCTGCTTTTTTTAATATACTCATTATAAAAATCTTTTATTTTCTGGGTCTAACGCATACTCTGACCATAACTTACAGCCAGAAACTTTTTTATTAAACCAGCATTGTTCATACTCTTTTTTTAAATTAATGTCGCAACTAAATTCGTGCTTTCTTTCTGTTACGCTTTCAACCATATCATTTCCATCCACATGGTAACGGTCATAAATATATATCTCATCAATCATTTCCCATTGTTCGTTTTCTTTCATCCAATCTATAAATCGATTATATTTTTTTTTGTCTCCTATAAACATTAATTTTCCTGTGACTGTTTCAGTATCTGAATAATAATGATTTGTTGCAGAGTCTAAAACCGCTTTAGGGGCTTCAAAGGGCTTGCTCACCGCAATTATTATTTTTTCTAATGGTTTCATATATACTATTTTTCTTGTTCTAATATTTCAGTTATTTCAGCTAAAGTCATTTCATCTATTTGTTCATCAGTATAAATATCTCCAGCTATTTCTTTTAATAATTTCCAGGGGTTCATATTATAATAAATTTAATTGTTTGCATTCTAGTTTTATTTTTGATTTTCTATAGTTAGGTCTTTCCTCTTTATTATCTAAAGCTAATCCAGAAATCATATCGCCTTTATTAAGACCTTTAACAAAACCTCTTCTGCCGTTTTCGTGCCATGCAACAATTTTACCACAGCTTAATCTTAATTTGTAGGTTAATATATTTCTTTCGAAAGGACCATCATAAGGACCAATTATGTTATGTATATTAGCCCTCATGAGTCATGTATTTTGGAGTTGAACTTATATGTCTTAAGTAACCAGATTTAATTAAACTTTTAACAAAAGCTTTATCACTGGAATCATCTAAAATTGTTCCGTCCCACATAGAAAAAAATTCTTTAGATAACTTTCGATGTTGCTCATTTGTTTTTGGTTGGTCAAATGGAATTTGGCGCATTTGAGCCACTAAGTCTTTATAGCTTCTTGCTATAAACATCATTGGGTTTTTTGGGTCATCGTATAATTTATAAATACTTACCCAGTGTTGAGTTGCTTGTAATTTCATAGTTTATTATTATTTAGTTTGTTGATACAAATATAGTTAAAATAACCTTCCTTGACTTCTTGACCACCCTGAAGTTGCTAAGGGCTTTGTTTTAGGTGTGTCATATTCCCACCAATTTTTTATTTCATACTCTTGCTCTTGAATTGGTTTATATTCAATTCTACGCTTTACAATACGCTCACCATTTTCATAAATATATAAATATCCTTCATCCAGCATAAATATATTTTTACACCCAATAACTTCTAATGGGTTTTTTAAACTTGAAAAGTATTTATTGCCATTAATATTCCCACAAAATAACGGGTTGCCTTTCCTGTATGCGTATAAGCGACTATTGTTTTTCGTGTATAAAGTAGCTAGAGTATTATTAAATAGCCCTAAAATTTTTGGGTCATTAGTATGGTTTAATAACTGAAATATCATTTGAGAATCAACATCAGTTCTATCAAAACCAAATTTCTCTCCAACCTCAGCAAAATTTAAAACCACTCCATTATGGGCTCCAGTAAATTCACCATATGTAAATGGGTGTTGATTTGCAATAGTTACCTCTCCATGAGTCTTATGTCTTGTGTGACCTATGAATAGGCGCGTTTTAAGACGTTTTAAATCTTTTTTAAGGTTAACAGTTAGACCTAATGTTTTCTTTAGTCTAAACGTGTCGAAATAGCCACAAGAGTGTTTACCCCTAGATTCATTCATTTTCATTAAATACATTATTCGTTTTGGCTCAGTATTTGATTTGCCATTATATCCTATTAATCCACACATGTTATTTATTGTTTTTAAATTGATTACTAATTTTAATTGTTGTCTTTTTATCGATTTCAGCTAAACGCTTAATTTCTTTTTTATACCAGTCAAATCTTTCTTTAGGCATTTTGTTTGTTTGAATTCTTAAATATTGAATCCATTCGTTGTAACTTAATTCTCTGTTCATTGTTTTTGTTTTAAATTAATATTAGGTTTCTACCACCAAAAGCCCGACGCTTTCACGCCGAGCAATTGATGCAAACAAAAACTAACTTTTAAAATCGTCTTAAGGAAGCTCCTTTGTCAAATGACCCAGAGAATATGTTAAACCCAAAATGTAATGCTCTTGACTCAAAATGTTTCATTACTTTTCTGTTTTGCTTAACACCGAATACATCGATAAAAACGTCTTGATGATTAACTGAAGGAGCAAATTGAACAGCTTTCATTTTGAAAACTTTGTCAACTGTGTTTAAACAAAATGCAACCCACGTAGTGATTTTTTTAGAATCAACTGTTCCAGAGTGTTGTCTGAATTCAACTGTTCTGTACCTTCTAAAAGAGTGTAAATTTATTTTATTATATCTGTTTCCTAAAAAGTTTGCAATTGCACTGATTTGAGTAGGTAAACCTTCAGCGTCATTTTGCTTTACTAATTTGTTTAGTCTTTTTATATTAGAAGCGTTATAAGTCATAACTGGTTTGCAGTACATATTGTTGTTGCTTCGTCTGCTGTTAGGCATTACTGAATCAATTATAGATTCGTTCTTAGCATAGTATTTTACTAAGTTTGCAACTTTCTTTGCAGTAGCATCTTGAATTCCTACGTGAACATGAATTCCGCAAGACTTATTTACTTTTACTGTTGGGATAGAATCTAAAGCGTTAACTATAATATTTAATTCATTCATTCCCTCTTGACCTCTTAAAACTGGTGAAACTAATTCGTAGCCACAGCTTGAGTCAGTTACTAATTTCCAGTGGTTTCTTGTGTTGTGATTATAAGACTCGTGGTATACATTAATATAATTAGATGGGTCTCTAGTTTCATTTATTGAAGCTAAAGCCGCATTTAATTTATTATTAATAGTGCTTAATCTGTTTGATGAAGTAAACTCGATTTCTACTCCGAAAGTTCTTGTTGATTTGTTTTTAATTGTTTTCATTTTTCTAGTTTTTGTTTTTATTTGTTTGTTTGATACTGTAAATATAGGACATTTCCTGTTAAAAAACACTATCTTTTAACAATTATTTTCAATAAAAGTGCATATTTTTTTCTTTCTATCTAGTAATCAAGCACTTAGGAGGATAAAAAAAACTTAAAAAAACTTAAAATTAGGGTATAAATGGGGTTATTTTGATGATTTTCTGAGCTTAAGAAAGTTAAATTTAGCTCATTTTTAGAATTTAAAAACGAAAAAAGACCCCGGAATGGAGGCCTTTTCTCTAACAAACAACAATAAACTAGATGATTTCCGAAGTAATCAACTTGAATATTACAAAAATACTAAATAACAATTTCAAATAAAGTCTTTTTGGTCTTTGTTTTCAACAAGGACTTTGCATTATATTCAGCTAGTTTTAAATTTATTGGATAACCAGTGTAACTTTCTGCATTTTGTAAATCTATACGGGTATCATATCTGCCTTCATTTGTATATATATATATATTCTGACTTGCTCTACTGCTTAAGTTTAAAGCATTATCGCTGTATGAATTTGCTCCAACAGTGCTTCCAGCTTGAGCGTAAAAATCTCCAATTAAGCAATGATGTTTATGACCACAAATAACAAAATCAATTTTAGTTCCTTTATTAGAATATTTAGAAATCAATTTTGATGTTTGACTATCATTTAATCCTTTCATTTGATGGCCATGAATTAATAAAATATTTTTATCTCCAATATTTACAACTACTTCTAATCCACAATCTATAAAGTTTACACCTTTTTTATTTTCATATAATAACCTCAGCATTTCGTAAATAGTGAAATCATAATTATCACTGGCAGTTATATCGGTCCATCCATTGTTTTCTTTTACACGGCTTTCGTTCCCTGTTACACAAGCGATATTCACATGACCTATTTTATTTAAGTCTTGAATAAAATGAGAAATCAAATTAACAGATAAAAAAGTTGCCTTAGCTCTATTAGTACTCATAGACAACATTTCATCTAAACGCCTATCTGAATTCATTAGGTCTCCAGTGATAGCTAATAATATATTTTTAACCTTATATATTTTCGCGTGCTTTTTAGCTATATCAGCAAATTTTTGTAATCTTTGAGAAGCAATTTTAAAGTCATATTTATTCCCGTCAATATTAACTAACTCGTTAAAATGAGTATCTGTTAAATGAACTATTAAAGCGGCATTTGATTTTTCTGATTTGTATTCCTCTGTATATAAAGTTAAATTATAATCTTTCAAAAGTGACACTATCTCTTTGCTATATTCTGCAATAGCATTTTCAATTCTTGCGTGTTCTCTAAACGATTTTCTTTCAATACGATTTAAGTCTTGTTGTTTTTGTTTTTGCTTAGCTAACTTTACGCTTGACTTTAAAAGTTCTTTATCAATATAATGGTATTTAACTAACTGCTCAATTATACGGTTGGAATCGTTTATATGAATATCTAAGTTATTTTCTGAAATTAATTTTTTAGAAATATAATCCAGCCCATAACCTTCTCGCCATAGTGATATAATTAAGTCTTTATATTTATCGTACATAAAAATAAAGGGGGCTATTACACCCCCATAATATTATTTCTTTTTTGCTTCCTTTCCAAAATCTGCAAGACCTTGAAAACCGGCTAAAGATAAAAGTGCAATAAATAGGTTGGTTGCTGTTTGCTCGTCAACACCAAGCGCTGACATAATAGCTGGAACAATTACCGAACTTATTGCGTAAATAAATTTTTTAGATTTGAATATTTGTTTTACAAATAACATGCTAAACCAATTTTTCATTTTAGTATATTTTAATTAATAATAATGCCAGCAGACTTCTGGCGTTTTAGTGTTGTCTGTATCAACATGAATAAATGAATTTCCTATCCCAATACGGTTAAAAAAATTACATCTAATTATAGCTGATAAAATTTTATATCTTATTTCAGAATTTGGAGTTGATATATCTGCAGCCAATCCTTTTAAATGGGCTGAATTATTTGAAGCTTTATATCCTCTCTTTTTTAAATCTTCATTATATTGTTTAGTACGATAGCCGCTATTGATTTTAAAACTAACCCCAGCTATCTCTCTACATATGTCTAATTTTCTTACAAAGTCTAGGTCCATATTTTGTCCTGACCCAGGAGAATCAGGAGAATCAAACTCAGAAAGTTTAAAAAATTTAATCTCTCGAATTGCCTCTTGATTTCTGTCTTTCTCGTAATAGTGTTTGCTGTGTTTTTGCATATACTGTTTTATTAACTTTTTGAATAAGTTTTTTAATTTCTGTAGGAGTAAGCACACCGTTTATTTTTTTTTCTTCCATTCGCTTACTTCGTTTATTATTTTTACAATTGTATATATAATTGCAACTGAATAAGATAATATTTTTAATCCAATTTCTACGTCTGTTAAGCTCATTCCAATTGCCCCGACGTTTAGTAAAATTGTTGTTGGACAAAGTTTCCCTATTATTTCATTCATTGTTTTCAATTTATTAAATTTTTTTCACTTTACGCTATTTTCATTATGTTTAATATTGTTCCGTCTTTGTCTAAAGTTATTCCTGACGCTGAGGTAGCTCTTCCTTCAATCCAGAATCCCATATGTATTGTCACAAATGAAATTTCATCACTACCTATTTCTGTTATTTTTAATATACAACTACTGCTTCCACTTCCTTTATAAACAGTACCCCAAGAGGCAGCTCCTGAGCTAGTAGCTGTTCCTCTATCATAATTAAATACTTGAGTTCCTGTGACAGCATATTCCTCATCTCCTACTGTTTTAAATAACATTCCTCCAGCTAATGTTCTATTGGCAGTTCCTGAAACTGTAGTACACAAAGAAAAATCAATTTTATAAGTTCCATTTTCAGAAATCTTAACTTTACTTGACGCAACAGTAAAAGGAGTAGCAGCAGATAGTCCTCCAATAACGGTATTTAAAGCAACTGTAGTATAACTTGTTTTGGACCCAACATTTCCTCCTGAGCTTATAGCTGTATTTGTAGTTGTTCCAACAGATATACATTTTATTGATGTTGCTCCTCCTCCAGAAGGGGTTGGGATGTTTAATATATTATCCTCAAATGATGCTGCTCCACTTGTACCCTCTGTTGTTAAAGTTATTGTGCCTTGTTTTCCCTCTATAGCTGTTGTATTAGTTTCTATATTAGAGGTGTTTGTTGAAACATTTGTATTAGTTGTATTTAAAGCAGTGGTATTTGCTTTAGTAGCAATTGCTGATGTATTAGATTCTATAGAAGTTGTATTTGATTCTATAGCTGTTGTATTTGAAGCAATATTTGTAGCATTAGTGGTAACGTTCGTATTAGTTGTATTTAAAGCAGTGGTGTTTGCTTTGGTATCAATAGCGGTTGCATTGGTTTCAATACTCGTGGTGTTTGATTCTATACTTGCAGTGTTTGTTCCAATGTTTGTTGCATTAGTTGATATGTTTCCAGTAGCGGTTGTTAAGACTGCGTCTCTTGATGCAATATCTACCCCGTCAACCGTTCCACTTACAACAATATTTCCTGTAATATCACAATCACTAGAACTAATTTTCATTCTAGTTGTTCCCCCGGTTTTAATTATCATTTTACCATTGGAATCAACATTAATGCTACCATTAGAATCATCTCCATTTGTAAATCGTAAAACGGGGGTAGCTCCAGCGCCGTCATCAATAACTAAATTTCCAGTCATTGTTCCTCCAGTTTTTGATAATTTACCACTTAAAGATGACGTGTTTGATTCTATAGCCGTTGTATTTGATTCTATAGTTGTAGTGTTTTCAGATATGCCTGTAGCATTGGTTGAAATATTTGTAGCGTTGTTAGATACATTTGTGTTTGTAGTACTTAAAGCAGTAGTTGTAGCTTTAGCATCTAATGCAGTTTGTGTTGCAGTACTAATAGGTTTATTAGCATCACTTGTATTATCAACAGCACTCAATCCAACCATAGTTTTATCAATCCCACCAACTGTTCCCGTGAATGTAGGTGAAGCAATATTTGCTTTTAAAGCTATATTACTTGTGTTACTATCAATAGCACTTGCTTGTTCCTCTGTTATCCCAGTTTTAGCAGTATTAGCGGTAATTTCGTCAGCTTGAGTAGAGGTGATAGTTGTAGTATTTCCAGCCAGCGCTTTTGTTGCTGATGTTCCAAAACCTGGGAATGTAACTTTATCAGTATTTGCAGCCACTGCAGTTTCTAAATTAGCAATATTAGGAATAGCAACTGTCCCAGTAAAAGTTGGATTATTTTTAGGAGCTTTATTAGTATCTAAGTTTGATATATCTGTATCGTTATTTGAAATGTTAGTAGCATTAGTTGATATATTAGTACCATTAGTAACTACATTTCCAGTTAAATTAGTAACATTTGTAGCGTTGGAAGTTATACCACTATTCATTGTATTTAAATCAACAGCACTAGATACAGATATATGACCTAATTTAGTTTGTTCAGTAGTAGTTATTCCAGTTTTAGCAGTGTTAGTACTAACTGCACTTTCTAAATCAGCGATATTTGGGATAGCTACTGTTCCTGTAAAAGTTGGATTTTCTTTTGGTGCTTTTAAACTATCTAAATTAGATATATCAGTATCATTACTTGATATGTTAGTTGTATTTGTAGCAATATTAGTAGCATTATTTGTTACATTAGTGTTCGTTGTGTTTAAATCACTTTGACTTGCTTTAGTTCCTATTGCTGTTGCATTATTTGCTATATCTGTATCGTTACTTGCTATGTTTGTTGCATTTGTAGTAACATTGGTATTTGTAGTATTTAAGTCCGACTGACTTGCTTTAGTTCCAATAGCAGTAGAATTATTAGATATGTTAGTTGTATTAGCAGCTATATTAGTTACATTAGTTGCAATATCAGTATCGTTATTAGATATGTTAGTTGCATTCGTTGAAATATTTGTAGCATTATTTGTAACATTGGTATTGGTAGTTGCTAAAGCCGAACTATCTGCTTTGTTTGTTATTGCTGTAGCGTTGGTTGAAATATTTGTTGTATTTGTAGCGATGTCTGTCGCGTTTGCAGTGATATTTGATGTATTAGTACTAACATTAGTATTGGTTGTGTTTAAAGCACTCGTAGACGCTTTAGAATTGATGTTTGTTGTATTTGTTGCAATATCAGTTGTGTTAGTCGCAATATTTGTTGTATTTGTTGAAACATTAGAATTGGTTGTAGCTAACGCTGAGGAATCTGCTTTATTCGAAATCGCCGTTGTATTACTTGAAATATTAGTTGCATTAGTGGTGATGCTTTCTGTTGCAGAGGTTAAAACCGCATCTCTTGCAGCAACATCTACACCATCAACAGTTCCGCTTAATTCAATATCATTAATATCGGATATATCTCCACTTGATAAATTAACTTTAAATTTTTTGGTAGATGAATCTGGACCTATCCAAAATGAACTTCCTTCAGAAACTAAATGAGCTTGTGTATCATTATCATCTATTCTTATAAATCCTTTATTATCATTACTTTTAAAAATCGCAATAGTATTTGTATCTCCAGAATTAGCATTTAATGCAACTCCTTCTGTATCAATATCAATCTGATTAGTGGACGAATTACCTCTATCAGTTACTGACTGTAATGTATCTCCTTCTGTTTGGTCTATTTTTTGCCAAACATCAGTATTGCTAAATATAATCCAATCACCTGCTTTCCATTCTGAAATACCATCAATCGTAGTTGTTCCCGCAACACTTACTATATAATAATATCCTTCTGTTCCAGTTCCTGAAGCTAGTGTAGGACTATTAGTTTCTGCATTCCATGTACCTTGATAGCTTAATCCTTTTGGAACGGAAGCAACTTTAGTATCTACATAAGCTTTAACACTTTCAGAAGTAGGTACACTATTAGCACTTGTGCCAGACATAGTATCAGAATCTAACCATCCAGTAATTTCAATTCCACCTTTAGAAAGACCATCAGCATCAACACTAAAACCGGCTACAGTTCCTTTGGTTTGACGCATAACTTGTTCGAATTCTGGAATATCAGGAATTGTTATAAAAGGATAACCGTTTCCTGGATTAATTAATTGGTCTTCATCTGAGTTCCCTATTGTAATAGACGAAAATGATATTGATGTAGCGTCAGAAGCAACGTCCGCTGTTAAAGTAATTTTTTGTTTATAACCGCTAGTGTATTCTAATTGTAATACATCACCAGATTTACAAACATAATCCGTTCCATAAACAAAATTTTCTTGATACATAGTATTAGGAGCTGCAATATTCAAAGACGTAATTGTTGCTCCTTGTGCTGGGGCTGATGTTGCTTGTAATAAAGTTCGTGTGTTTCTTGTGCTTGATGGAGCTGTAATTGCTGGATTATTTCGACTCCTTCCTCCAGGATTAAAATTATTTCCTCCCGCTAGTCTTGCTTGTACACTTCCTGCAGGAGCGCCAACTGTTGCCTCTATCCATTCTCCTTCCCACCTGTCATCGGTCACTGAATAAGTTCCACGTCTAAAAAAGTATCTTGTGTTTACAGCAGTTCCTGACCCATCTACATCACAATCTTGTATAACCCCAATAGGATTAATAAAATAAGGTCTTCCATTTGGATTAGTTATTCCAGCGGGAGCATTTACAATTGAAAAATTTGCCCTTCGTAATGTCGCTTGTTGACATTCTTTCATCTGATAATTTAGTAGCTCTACAAAATTTCTTCCAGAATTTAACGTAGGAACTGTTGTAGAGGAATAATCTCGTCTATCCCAATTATCATTAGTCCAGTCTGTAAATACCCATCCTGACCCATCGTAAACCATTAAAGCACTATCATCCCAATATTCTGGACCATCACCATAGAAAACATCTCCCCAATCTAATTCTTTTGAATCGGTAGTTTGAGTATTAATAAATATAGTATTTGTAGTTGGTCCTTGTTGTGCATTTGAAATTGGTTGAACAGTGCTCAACATATTATTCGCAAAACCGGTACTCCAAGAAGGAGGGTTTTGAGCTGAGGTGTCAATTGGGTTTCCAAAATCTGTTAAGTAAGTTGGAACACTAGAACTATAGGGCCATCCAGTTTGAGCGTTTATTGTAGTCCCAAATTGATTTTTAATATACGGAGGAGGGAAACCTCCAAGCTTAAACCCATACTTCGTGTTTGCTGCCTGAAAGCCAGGGAATTCTATATTCTTTAACGAAACTGTTACATTAACACCTGGAGAATAAGGACCTTGTCCATCTGCTAAATCAATTGGTGGGCCATAATTATTTGTATTCATTGAACCAGAATATGGGGTTCCAGACGCCGGTGTTACCCAAGAATAAGAATTATTAACACTATCCCAAGATAAAGTTGCATAAACTCCCGGACCACTACCTCCAATTGATGTATCTGCTTGTATTTGTGTAGCCGCAGGATTCATTGCAAACACCCATATAGTAATTTGGTCTAAAGTCCAATTTTGAGTAAACCAATATGAATCTACATTCATATCAATAAATAAGTTTGTTCTAAATTTATACTGGTCACTATTAATCATAGCTGGAGTAGTCATTTGAAATGGATTCTCAAAAGTTGCAGTTGGACCATTGTAACCACTTGCAGAAGGTAAATACCATCCAGGAAAAATATTTTGATAACCCTCGTGAACTAAATTTGTTTTTACTTCTCTTAAAACTGGTAAAAATTTATATTGTGTTCCTTCTAATTTTTGTATTTGTTCTCCCGGAGCTGAATTGTTTGCAAACTCATTAAAAAATCTTGACCAATATTGATTACCTATAGAAGCTTGTCTACTTCCATAAAAATCTCCATCCGCGTAAAATCTTTGAGCATACTGGTCTAGAGGAACAGTCCATGTATTGGGTTGACCTGGAGCAATCTCCGGTGGATTAAAATACTCGCGAATTTGTACAAAATAATAAAACCCTCCCCAAAAGATTACACGGCATCCCCAAGACCTACAAATTTGTTTTAACACTTCATAAGCACTTGCTATATTTCTTTGACCATTTGCTAAGTTTGTTTGGTCAGCCCATTTAACAGTACACTTAGTAAGTCCCCAGACACTACGTGAGCCACTCGTTTGATTTGGTGCACCATAACTACCCATTGAAGTATTATACCACCTTATACACGTTTTAAATGCAACTTTATTTGTTGCGTTATCGTAAAATCCTTCAGTTTGTGCTTGTGTTGTAAAATGACCGGTATGTTGTAATATTTGTCCAATCCAATATGCAACTTTCTTATGACCTTGAGCTTTATATTCGGCCGCATTTGTATCTACATTTTCAGCTTTAAAAGGAATTGATTTTAATTTTCCAATACCATCAGTAAAATTTAATTGAATAGGAAAAGGGCGTGACTGGTCAACAAGAGTGTCTAAGTCATGTAAAAATTCTCCATACCATATTGTTGCACCCCCTTGTTTAATAACTAAAAAGACATCCCCTTCTTTATATGGTAAGTATGTTTGATTACTAATACCTAATATATCATCAACAAACTCGTGTGTCCATTGGTCATCAACAATAAAATTTAAAGATACTTTTGACCCAACAATTGGAGCAAATTTTTCATCTCCTTCACAATCATATTTAATATTAATACCCCCATCAGTTACTTTAAAATTATAAGGGGGAGTCCCTTGTCCTGCTCCTCCGGTGAGTTGCCATGCTCTATCCCATATTTGAACTGTCCAAGTCCTTCCAGTTGGTGATTTAAAATTTGCTTGAAAACGTAAATCGTATGCTGAATTTATTACTGCCATGTTATATATATCTTTCTAGTCCAATATTTGCTTTATCACTTGATAAAACTATTTCACCTCCTGAAATCGAACCAACAACTTTTACTGTTTGTCCTTGTTTGCCCAACATATTTTGTAACTTACTTAATGGAGCAATTACCTCAGGGTCATTTTGAGCGTTAATATTATCACCAACTATCGCGTTTGTAGGAGAAAATGCTAAAGCTCCCTTTGCCATTGGAATAGGTTGAGCTGATATAGCAGATATTTGAGCCGCTCCTAAGACCCCCGCAAGAATTGATAATGGTATATTAGGTAAAGCTTTTGCAATCGCAGCTGCGGTACCTATAATAGCATTAAAGATAGCCATTTTCTTTTCTCTTTTAGCTGCTTTTCTATCTAACTCTTTTTTCTTGTCAGCATATTTTTCGTCTAATGCTTCTTTAGCTTTATTATATTCTTCCTCTGATAATCCTCTATTAGCAAGGTTTTCCATTTCTTGTTGATACTCATTGTCCATTTGTATCATTTCGTTCTGATGACGTTGTTGGGAAATTGCATTTAATTGTCCCATGGTAGCACCTAAAAATTCTACCACTGCTAATGTAATTTCTTGAGTTTTTTGTCCCCAAGATAACCAGTCAGCATCTTGTTTTGCAAAGTAATCTTTCCACCCTTGTCCCATTCCTTCTAAATGAGTTCTCATTGCAGATTTTTGGTTTGCTAAAGTTGCTTTAAAATCTTTCATTCCATCATCACCTCCACCTGTTCCGCCATTACCTCCGTTACCTCCACTGCTACCATTTCCACCGGTAGGAGGAATAACTGGAGCATCTCCAAATAAATCGTTTAAATCTATATCTCCAGCAGCTCCACCAAAAAGTGCTTTTACTTTATCTAACCCACCTTGTGCCCAAGCCATCATTCCATCAACACCATTTTGAATATCCTCCTCTGTTACATATTCAACATTTCCATCTCTTAACGTTTTTTCTACAGCGCTCGTCCAATTCTCAGCAGTGTCCTCTCCAAACTCATCAGCCCGTTTAGTTATTTTTTTCATGGCCTTATCAAAACCATCTCCCATTGAATTGGTAACTTTTTTCCAACCTGATTTTACAGAGTCCCAACTTCCAGTAAAAATTCCTTTTATAATATCACCAACCCCTGATAAAATATTTCCAGCACTATTTGCAAACTCAACTATAACATCATAAATAACACCAAAAGAAAATTGAGCGTTAAGCCATAGCTGTTTGAATACTGCAATTATTAATTGAATAGCCCCTCTGAATACCATTGATTCATTGTATATATCAATAAAATAATTTGTTATAGCAACTATCCATTTTTTTACAGTGTCCCAATTTTTATAAATAGCAACACCTAATAAACCAATTATTCCAATAACCATTCCAATAGGACTCATTAAAAATGATAGTCCTGATAATATAATTCCAAAGAACGACATAAGTGGACCAGATAAAGCTATTATACCTCCAATAGCTAATGCCCAATTTTTTGTATCTGAATCTAAATTTTTAAACTTCTGAATTACATTAGATATTCCGTTTACTATATCACTCATTACAGGTAAAACAATATCACCAATATCTTGAAGCGTTAATTTAATATTATTAATCGCTTGTTCCATTTTAAACCCAGGAGTGTTTGCTAACTCGTCAAAAGCTTCTTGAGTAAAGTCTGCTGAATCTCCCATCTCGTCAAGAATTTGAATGTAGTTTTCTCCTTGCTCTCCAAGAACACCCATAATATTTTTAACTGCTTGAGACTTTCCAAACAGTTCCGTCATCTCAACTCCATTAGCTGCAAAAGAATCTTTTAAATGAAATAATGTAGAAGCTAATCCAGAGTCCGCTACCATTGCTCTTAAGCTGTCATAAGACATATTTATTTTGTCTAATGCAGCACGTCCCATTTCTGTTGGTTTTGTTATAGCCATCATAACTCCACCGAAACCAGTTGTAGCAGAACGCGCATCTCCTGTTGTTCGTGTATAAGTAGATATATTAGCAAGGAGTTCTTCAAATGATATACCTAGCTCTGCAGCCATACCAACTTGAGTTCCTAAACTTTCCGCTAGTTCTTTAGATTCAAACATACCAGTTCTAACAGCCATACCAAAAGCATCAACTGCTCCTGTTGCTGTAATCACTTCAGCTCCATATGCGTTTTGTGCAGCCGCAGCAACCTTAGCTAAATCTCCAGCTTCACCAAGTCCTATAGCAACCCCTTTATTTACGGTCATTAATGTTTCTAAAGCATTAGTTCCACGTAATCCAGCTGAGGTTAAAAAGAATAATCCTTCGGCTGTTTCATTTGCAGAGACCGCTGTAACTGATGAAATTCGTTTAACCCCTTCTGCGTATTTATCTAAATCTTTTGCTGACCCTAAAACCAAAGTAGATATTTTGGTCATAGTTTTTTCAAAGTCTATTGCCATTTTAGCACCAGCACCAGCAATTAAAGCAAACGGCATTGTAAAGCTAGAAGTAATTTGAGACCCCATTGCTTTCATTTTTCCAGCAAATTTTGCTACCCTAGCAGATGCCGCTTGTAGTCCTTTATATAATCCTGTGTTAACTACACCAAGGACTATATTCATTGATGTTAAATTCTTAGCCATTTTCTTTTGATTCTATTATTTTCTTAAATAACTCTGCTTCTTTATAAATCTTTTCTAACTCCTCTTTATTCTTAGCCGCAGATTTTCTTTCCCAAGGGAATTTACAAATATCTTTCGGACTAATATTCTTTTTAACATGAGGGTTTATAACAATTGCAGAAACCCATCTTGCTATTTCCCAATTTGTTCTGGTTGAAACCTGGTGTTGTTCAAATAATCCCTTTTGAGCATTATAAAACATTCTAGGAGTTAGGTCATATAATTCCTCTCTATTATATCCTAATTGACCTAGCCCCACCATTTCAACATAGTCCCACGTCAGTTCTACTTTTTCTGCGTGGGCGTCTGCTTTTTTCCGCTTTTAGGTTCTTCAGTTCCAAAGGTCATTCCCATATGTTCACTAAACAATTCTAAAGCTTTTTGCATTCCTGTTGCATCTCCATCCAACATATCAGCAATATCATCTGATGTATAATTAAAGTCTGCTCCGGCTCTCCTGTGTCCTTCTTGAGTCCCCGCAAATATTAGTTCAACTATATCATCTAAACTCATATTATTTCCAAGCTGTGCTAATTCATTTAAACTAGTTCCAGTTTTTCTACAATATTTTCTTAAAGCATTAAACCCAAAATAAATTGGTAAATCTTTTTTTCCTAAATTAACTATTTCATATTTCATTTTTTCGTATGTTTTAAGAAGTTCCGCTAAGGTGAAATCATACGAAATGAAATCACCAAAGCTTCCCTTCAATTATTGTGTCGTTATGGTAGTGTAGCCAAACTTAAAGGACCTGCAGCTGCAAACGACACTGTAAATGTAGCTGTTTCCTCCATTGGTGCATCAATTGATAATTCTGATACTATCGCATTGCCTGTAAAATATTTATCCCCTGACACTGATGTTCTAAACTGAAGTTGTAGAACCTGTTGATATGCCATATAAGAACTAAAAATCTGATAAAACTTCATACCACCAGTAGTTCCAGCTCCACCCATTGCAACTAAAGCATCACACGAAATTTCCCAATCACGTCTACCTGGAATTCTTGAATTCCAATTACCAGTAGAGGCATCAGTAGTGTTTAATGTTTCTTGTGTGATAGTAATACTACAAGAGGTTGAAAAACCAATATCTGCAGAATCCATTCTAACAAACAAAGCTGTTCCATTAATTTTACCAGGACTTGCCATATATTATACAGTAGCTTGAGTTAGTACAGAAGTTCCTGTGAATGAAGCACTATAAGTAGTTGATTCTTCATTTGGAGCATCCATTGATAAAGAAGCCATATAAGCAGTTCCAGACCATTTAAAGTCTCCAGACTCAGAAGACTCAAAAGTTACTGTTAAACTCGCTCTAGTAGCTATATAAGCAGTAAACAACTCATCCATTGTTTTACCAGCTACAGCAGCGCCTCCTAAAGTTTTGAATGCTACCATACCTTCACAAGATATTTCCCAGTCTCTTTGACCTTCCATTACTTCTTTCCACCCAAGACTTTCTTTATTTGAAGTTTCTCTCGCTGAGTGGTTAATTGATATACTTCCAGAAGTCGCGTAAGCAATAAGCGTTGTTCCGTCATATATACCAAACTTAGTTCCGTTTATAATTCCATCGGTTGCCATGATTTTTTTTTTTTAAATTATTTAATTATTTTAATATACAAAACTGCAAATTGCTACGCTAACGCTAGTTGCCGCAGAATAAGTTATGTTTAAGTACCCATCACTATCGTTATAAGCTTGTACGTCAAAAGGACCAATAAAACCAACCCCACCTGCTGGGACTGCTAAAGTTGAATTTGACTTCGTAGCGTTGCCATAAGTAGGTGATACAAAACTTGTAACTTGTGTTGCAAAAGTAAAAGTCACTGCTCCTTCTGATGCGTTTTTACAAGCTACAAACATTCTACCATTATTTTCAAATTTATCTCCCTCTGCAGAAGCTGAGGTATAAGTTAAACCTGTTAATCCTGTTTCTGTAATTCCATTAACTGTTGTGATGTCTGCCATTACTCTTTTGTTTTTGCGTTATCAATTTTGGTTTTCTTTTTCGTGTTTTTTACTTCTTTGTCATTGTTTAATTTGTTGCAGTATTCTTTATCGAGTAATTCTCTGTACCCCGACCATGAAGTGAAATATTCCGTGTTTACTGGAAACACTTTGTCACCTCTTTTTAATTCTTTTATTAATTTTATATAAGGCATAATTTTTATTTTAATTTGTTCCCCATCCATTATCGGGGGTTAATAACTCTATCATTTGTTGTCTATTATATTCCTCGTAATTTATTAAAAAACTAGGAGTTTCTCCTATAAATTTTAGTACACATTTTGTTCCGTCATTTGAGACCCTTAATGTATCAAGACTAGTTTCTATAACCTCATTGAAGTTTACTTGATTTAACTCGCTTGTATTATAAATTACATATTTCATTATGGTACATCTGTTTCAAAGTCTGCCGCTATCATATTTTGGCATTCTCCTGTGTTATTATATGAACTGTTATCATTAATTTCCGGGAAAACTCCAGAGTCTCCCATTCTCCAATATCCGTTTAACTCGCTATTAAAAGTAAGCAATAAATCATTTGGTGTTCCTCCATTATAAATAGAAGTCACTTGTGTTGATGTTAACTCTACATTAAATAAAGCCACCTCATCAATGTTTCCATCCATATATGTAGTTTCAACTCTTCCTACAGTAAACTCTGAAGCAGTATTTTCCATTGCTGTATAAGTTCCACTGCTACCAAACCCTAGTGCTGGTATTGACCCGTTAACATAAATATTCATACCTGCATGAGTTCCACTACCATCATACGTAAACACAAGATGATACCACTGACCTGTATTTAATGACCCTGCTAAATTTTTTGTAATATACGCAGAATTTGAATCATCGTATAATCTAAATCTTAAACCAGAAAAACCAAACCTCACTTGATATTCTTTTGCCGCAGCACCAGAATCTTTACCTAATACTCCAACAGTACTTGCTGTAGAATCAAAGTTAGCCCAACATGATATTGAAAACGGAGAATCCGTTGTTCCGTTACCAAACGTAAATTTATCTGAATCTCCCATTGTAACATATTCATCATTCCCATCAAAATTTGTAGAATAAACATTAACAAATGGATTTTTAAATTTTTCGTTAATTACTCTTACAACATAATCATGCGAAATATGATAAACTCCTTCTGGAGCAATATCTTTTTCAAATTGAGTATTCATTGAATCAAATATCATTGAATCAATTACAGGACCCACAGGGTCCGGTTGTACTCCACTATCAACAACATTATCTAAAGCATCTCTTACTGCTGCTGATAAAGTTGCAATATCAGAATAAGACCGATGGTACATACTTATTTGGATAGTTAAAATATCTAAGGGGCTTCTTCTGTTTTTCGTTCTAAGTAAAGCGGTTGAATCTCCTGGGTTCGCTAAACTTCCTTTTGTATTTGTCGGCTCTGTTGATATTAAATGATAAACAATATATGGAGCCATCGGTGTTGATGCGTTTAATAATGGAGCAACATTAGGATATATCCTAGTCCCCACAACACCCGCAACAGTCGCGTCATTACTTAATAAATGATATATAGTAGCCCCTATATTAGCACTCATGATATTTTATATTTTCCATTCATAATAGCGTTTACCTTTATTCAATCCTTTAATTGCTCTAGCAACTATTAATTTACAACTGTTAATCATTTCTTTTTCTACAATACTTTTTGTAGCTGACCATGCTGGTCTCATAAATGGATGGGGTGGCATATTAACTGTTCCATATTCTACATTCATTCCGTAAATTGCACCTCCCTCCCATTGTTTTCCTTTTGGAATTCTTACTCCTATTGTTACATATCCATCTTTCCTTCCTTTTCCGGTTACAAAAACTTTTATTGACTTTTTTAGTAACCCTGTATCTTTTTTAACCTTACCTCTTGCTGCTTTAGCAACATGTCCCGCTGTCTTTCTAAATGCGGCAATAAAAAATTTCTTTTTATCTATTAAGTATGGTAATTTTTGTAAGTCTTTTTGTACTCCTCTCCATCCTTCTAATCTTGTTACGTTTATTCCAGCCATTATTTTTGTATGTCTGTTGGTTTTATTTGATAAGCAACTATCTTTAAAAATTTACCTCTACCATCAACAGAATTAATATACTCAATATAAAATTGTCCATCATCAAAATATATATAATCTCTCACAGTAGCTTGAGCTCCCATTCCAGAATTTCTTACATAAAATTCACAATATTGATTATTCTGCATTTGCTCTCCTTCCTCTGATACTTTTCCACCTTTCCATACTACATGAGCATACATAAACCCCGCTGCAGTATACTGCGACTTATTATATCCTCCGTAGTCTGTATTCTGCGTCTGAGCTGGTTGCCATAAAGAAACCTTTCTATCTAACATTCCTACAGCTATCATACGGTTTGAATTTTTAAAGTGTCTAATAAATATCCCGAAGTTTTTGGAATAGATGAAGCTATTCTACCTACAATAACTGACTGCCTATTTTCATACATATCCGCTATCATTATTAATACCGCTTGTTTCGCTAATTCTAAATTCCCTCCAAAATCTTTTGTAGTTGTATTAAAATAAATATGAACATTTCCTATCCCATCCCTTAAAGTCGGATATTCTTTATTGTCATGCAAACATATCCTATTAGGAAAAATACTTGTATCTAAATAATAATTTGCAAGCTGCCATGTTGTTAATACCCCATTATCATTGTAATATTCAATTTTTGTAATTGTTTTAACCCCTGAATAAGGAATAGTTTTTGACTGTTCCCACACATCACATTTATACAACCAATTACAAGTGGTTAAGTCTCTATTAATATAATACTCTGCTGTTAATTGTGCTGCTTTTGTTAAAGATGTAATATAGGTATCATCATCATTATGTAATATCCTTAAATGCGTTTTAGCTTCGTCTGTTGTAACCAAAAAGCTTCTAGGTACATCAACATTCTCAACTCTTGTTAATCCCTTAGCGGGTAAATAATTTCTAGAAAATGGATTTAAAATAGACATAGTAGTTTTTTATTTAAAAAAAAGGGTGGCAGATTTTCCACCACCCTTTCAAATTATTAACTTAAAACAGTATTATGCAGTAATCGAACCTCTGCAGAATGAACCAGTTCTTCTAAATGCTGAGTCCCAGAATGAGTTAATTACTATTCTTATTTCACCATTAATTGACTGAGAATAAGGGTCAACAACTACGTCAAGCGCATTTCCAAATTGACCAACAACTAAGTCAGACCACATTCCAAATAAGATACCAGTTTCAGACCCACCAGTTGTTGCAGCACCACCAGCTGTACATGCATCAGAAATATTATTTGTGATTAAACATCTGTGACCATTCATCGTACCATCGTTATTTAATAACGGAGAAGCATATCCAGTTGTTGTACCAGTAATACCAGGGTTTCCTACAATTTGCTTTAAGATTCCACGTCCTTTAGCCGAAGTAATGTAAGCTGTTCCATTTGCATTATTCGCAGAAATATCAGATTCCATTTCAATTATCTTAGCTAACGTAGCAGCACCACCGGCCATTGACGTACCCGCTTGGTCGAATGCTCCAACAGGTGAAGCACCAGTACCATCTGAGTCAGATAGGATAGCAGCTTCTAATGCAGCAGCGATAGCTCTATTCATATCATCTTTAATAACATTCTCAATATTTCCATTAGTTTGTGCCATTAACATTTTTGATATATCCATGTACGAAGCTAATTTATGAGGTACTAAAGTTGAACCTCCGATAGCTGTAGCAGCATCAGGTGCAGCATTAACTTCAGTAGCCCACCCAGCAGTAGTTTCAGATAAAACAGGAAGTTGTACGTTACTAGATAAACCAGTTAAAAACGTTGCTCCAGCATCAGCTAAAACTAAATAGTTTTGTAATGTACCCATCCAGTCATAAACATCAGTTGCAATCATTTCGTTTGCATTAGATGTTAATTGCGGATTACTTCTTGTAAGAACTCCAGTAGGTAAAGCTAAACCTGAAAAACCAGGATTACTTCTTTTTGCTTCTGTGTGTAATTCTTTTTCAATTCCATCTAAGTTTCCATCGATGTATTGATTTATTGCTTTAGTTATGTTAAAACTTCTGTTTAACTTAACCTCTTCTTTTTTTGCAGACGTACTAGTTGTTCCTGAAAAGCTTGCAGCTCTTTTTAATTGAGCTTCTAATTTCTCAGCTCTTTCAATTTTCTCGTCAACTACATCTACCGATTTTAATAACTCGTCCACTTTTGTGTTCTCGTCATCTGTAAGGTCACGCTCTTCAGTTACAGCCACGTCTTTAATTTCTTCCAACTTAGCCATTACATCAGCACGCTCCTCTTTTAGTGCTATTGAATTTTTCATGTTTACTTCTTTTTTTTGATTATTTTTAATTTTAATTCTAACAAATTTCGACTGATTAAATCGATTTCCTCATCTTTTTTCTGTTGTTTTTCTTTTTGTATTGCTAAGCTTCTTTTTGCTACCATTAAATCATTAGCGTCTGGATATGCCGGAATGGAAACTGGAGAAACATCATAAAGTCTTTTTACTTTACTAATACTTCTTACGTCTATTCCTTCCTCCTTTTGCCATTCGTCAGCATCTACGGTAAATGCAAATGAGCTTTGTGTTATATCCCCCCTCTCTAAAGAAACTAATAAATCTCTTCCTGAAGTTGTGTCCGGCACATCAAATTCATATCTTAACCCAGTATCATCAACAGATAATCTTAATGTTCCACTAGAACTACGTGCTAATAAATGATTTGGGTCGTGATTAAAAAAAGCGCGAACATCATTTTTTAATACACCATCAAAAGCCCCAGGTAAAATTCTTTCTTGAAACCCTCCTAAGTTTTCTGATAATTTATTAAACACTGCAGCATGTCCTACAACTACAGTGCTTTGGTTTTCTTGTGATTCTCTTTTTTCTAATGATATATTAAAGAATCTTTTTTCTGTAGTGTTTTCCATATTATTCCATATATTATTATTACTCTTTTTTTCTTTTAACTGTGCTTCACAAATTGCATATCGCTGTTTATCATCATATTCAGATTTCATTGTACTATCAGCCATACAGCGTTTCATAAAGTCTTTTTTACTTTCTTTATTATTTGGTTTAGGTATCGGCATTATTCCTCCTCTTGATATGTTTCTTCCTCTACGTCTACAGCTTCACAGACGCCGTTTACACACTCACCATCGCAGTCTTTACATTTTTCTAAGTCTTCCACTTCATCTATCTCATCTCCAGCTACAGGGGTCATATTAGCTGGCATATATAAAATATCACCATCATCAACTGCATTCATATTTTCTTTTTCTCGTACTTCATTAATTGTCATTGCTCCAATTTTTACCATCTTATCGTAAAAAGAAGCTCTATCATTTGGACTACCTCTTAATAAAGAGTTAGCGTCAAAGTTTGTAAATATTTTTCCTTGTTCGTCCTCTCTGAATAATTTTAAATTCATTTCAGCTTCCATATTAGATAAATAAGGCATTACAGAATAACGAACAAATTCGGTTGACTGTTGCTCGATATTGTTGAAACTGGATTTTGAAAGGTCTTTAAGCATATGCGGAGGGAGGTTGAATACTCGAGCCACTTCTTGAATAGCCATATCTCTGGAGGATAAAAATTGTGCCTGCTCATTTGATATAGATACTTGCTGAAATTTTAATCCCTCTTCTAATATCAATGTTTTGTTTGCATCATTTAATGAAGCATATTGTTCTTGAAAGCTTCTTTTAAGTCTATCAATTGCAAGCTCTGACATTTGTCTATCTGTAGATAATACCCCGCTTAATTTTGCCCCATTAGAAAAAAATGTATTTCCATAGGTTTCTACAGCTATCCCCCATCCAATTGCTTGTTTGCATTGCTTTATTGGACTGACTCCCACATATCCGTCTACAGATAAAGATTTAAAATGTAAAATATCTTTCGAATTATAAGTAACATGAGAATCCTTATCTGAATAAAATAAGTCTCCCTCATAATGTTTTACTGTAATATCATCTGCGTTTAAACAATATAACCCTACAGGAATTCCTTTATTATCTCTTTCAATATGAACATAAGAATTACCATCTAAACATAAGTCTACAATTATTTTAGAAAAGAAATCAATTTTAGTTTGATAGTGATTTGGGTTTCTTGTTAATATAGTAGACAATACATGGTCCTCTCTTTTTACAATATCTCCATTGTTATCTCGCTCACATATTTCTAAAGGAATTTGTGATATGCTTTCACTTAATAATTTTACAGCACACCAAACAGGGGTAAACCCCATTGCTGTTTTTTTATTCACAACAGCCCCTGATGCAGCATTTTGAAACCACTGTTTTGGGTCTATAAAACTTTTTGTTGCGCGCTTTTCCGATGCCGAAAAAATACCTGTAATTCTGTCTAAAATCCCCATTGAATATTCCTTTTGCTTTTATGCAAATTTAACATAATAGTATTTTTATAAGTGTAATCTAGTTTCATTTTTTAGTGTTTTTTTCCTATCTAGTAATTTCCCCCTATCGTAATAACAAAAAAGTTGGATAGTAATACTTACCAACATAGCGTAAGTTCTTTAAACGCGCTCTATTGCGTCCTGGGGGCTTTTTTAATAATCACGTGTTTTGCTAGGTTTTTTACTATTTTTAACCCTATTATTATGGCTAATTCTAAACGAATCGTAGCTAGAATAATTTCGTTTTGCATAATAATTTTCAAACTCTGTTTCTGTTTTTTCATATGCCTCAACATATGTTTTTGAAGACTTACAATGTTCATGAAATCTTTCGTCAAAACCCTCTGGAGTTAACATTGCTAATATTTCAATTGGGTATCTCATAATCCTATAATTCCTCTGCTGTCATATATACTTGTCCCCGTGTCGTTTGTCATATACTCCCCAATCCCCATAACTAAAGAAACAACCCCATCCACTTTTTCAGACGAGCGAGCTTTATCTATTTTAATATTCCCCGCTGGGTCTGTTCTTAATTGCACATTTTGAATCTGCCATCTGAGTACAGGATTATTACCATGAACAACATTTTTTTTCAAAACATATTTTTCCATCTCTTTTGTTGGAGCGCTCATTGACGCATATCCCTGCCCAAAAGGAGACATCATTGCTCCATCATCAACCAATCCATTTACAAGCTGAGACGAATTCCAACGGTCATAAGCTATAGAAATTATCCTATACTTTAAAGCCAATTCATTAATTGTATGTCTTATAAAATTATAATCTTGTACGTCTCCGTCAGTTAAATTTATATATCCTTGCCTAGCCCATGTTGTATATGGAACCTTATCTTTTCTGCTTCTTTCCTCTGCTGTTAATTCAGGCAGCCAGTAAAATGGTAAGACATGAATTGTTCCATCGTCCATTGGAAACACTAAAGTTAAAGCGCTTAAGTCTCTTGTAGAAGCTAAATCTAATCCTCCATAACACTCTCTTCCTTTTAAAAATTCTAAATTTAATTCTTGGTTACATGCTGTCCATTGCTTATCACTTAACCATTTCGTTTCGTTTGTAGTCCATTGATTAAGGTGCAACCGACGAAAAGAATTTTCATAAGAAGGTAATTCTGATGCTAACTTTGCTTCAGCTTTTAAATATTCTTTTTTCACACTTACCCCATAATTTGGGTTTGCTTTTTCCCATGTAGACTCTAATAATATATCATCAGAATCGTCTGCCGCATAAATAACTGATAAAAATGTTTCGTCTTTTATAACTCCCTCTTGAACTTTTTTTGCATAATCATGAACTTCCCAACAAATATTTCCGTCTGTTTTACTTGCTCCTGCTGTTGTTAAAGCTATTAATAATGGTTGAGTTCTTGCTCCAGTAGATGTTTTCATAACGTCCCAAAGTTCTCGATTAGGTTGAGTATGTAATTCATCAAATAAAATTGCATGAGCATTATGTCCGTGCTGAAGTTTTGCGTCTGCACTTAAAGCTTTATATGTATTTCCTTTTGACGGATTAACTATTGAGCTTCTATAAACCTCACATCTTTTTAATAATTGAGGATTATTTTGTATCATACTTTTTGCAATATCAAAAATAATACTCGCTTGACTTCTATCCCCTGCACAAGAATACACCTCTGCCCCACGCTCATTGTCTGCGAAAAAAATATAAATTGCTATTGCTGCTGCTAAAGTACTTTTCCCATTTTTACGCGGTATCTCTACATAGCATGTACGATATTTTCTTAGCTTGGTTTCTTTATGTTTCCACCCAAATAAAGGTTTTATTATATCATCTTTTTGCCACTCTTCTAAAACCATTGGGGTTTGTGAAAGTTCTCCTTTAGTATGAGTAATAAATTCCTCAATAAAAGAACACGCACGCTCAGCTGCTTTTTCATCAAAATAATACATTAGTCAAAATAATTATGTTCATTGTGTTGTATATTTATTGTTGGTGCTGATATTGAACTTCTACCTGTTGGAGTTAATCCAAATTGTGTTGCTATTTTTAAAGCAGAATTTAAAGCGTCTCTTGCAACTTTAACATAAGGAACAACCTGAGCATGCTTTATAGACCCGTCTTTATTTTTATATATTTGAATTCTGCCCTTCTCCCTAAGCATAGTTTCAGTTTCAATATACAAAGAAATTTCATTTGCATATGCTTCAACTAATCTTAAATCAATTGCATGCAACATATTTTTTCCAAATAACTCTTTACATACTTTTAAAAATTCTTGTTGTCCTATTTCAGATAACCACATAGGGGGAGTTGGAATTTCTTTTACTAAAGGAACTTGCATTTCATTTTCTACTAATCTATCTTGTCTTGCAGTGCCTCTTAATTCTTTAATCCTTGTAGGAGTTTTTTTTCGTCCTTTAGCCATGTTTATTTTTTTAATGAGGGCTCTGTTCTTATCAAATTTGGGAACCCTTCAGTGGGTTTACTCCTCATATATAATTTACAGTCTTTACAATAAGCGTCTAAGGTAACCCATTCGCCATCTCGATAAACAGTTTTTGCTTTGTGTAACTCCTTTTCTGCTTTACATTTTTCGCAATAAAATATCATTTGCCTTGTCCTTTGTATTTTTTCTTATAACCATTTTGCCCAGCCGAAGCATTTTTAGAATGTACTCCAGGACGTTTTTTCTTTTTATCTTTTTTATACGGTTGAATTATTTTTTTTGCCATAACTTTTTTTTATTTACCACAACATTCACATTTTTCTTTTTCTTTTTTTTCTTCCTCAACATCATCTATTTTGTAAAATAAATCTTTGTCTTCAAACCCCCAATCAATTAAATTTTCGTACTCAAAGTCATTTGCTAAAGTATCAAAGTCCCAAGACCCTACGTTTTTATTTAACCTTATATTTAATTCTCTCTCTGCTTCTAAGTCTAAATTTAACTCAACACAAGGAACATTTTTTTTACCTAATGAATTCCAAACTCTTGTTCTTTGATGACCTCCAATTATAACATTAAACCTATCTGGGTTTTTATTTATTATAACAGGGTCTACAAAACCGAAGCGCTCTAAAGAAGACTTTAAATCTTCAAATTGTTTATTAGATAAACTTCTAGGATTATACTCTGAAAATTTTAATTCTGATATTTTATATTTTTTTATTTCCATACTTTAAGAATGTTAACTGAAACTAGAACTGTTTGAGTTTAGGTTTGAACCTGAACTGGAACTGGTTCTGGTTTGGGTTTGGGGGGGTCCCCCAATTTCGACACCGAGTGTAGAAAAA